GGGTGAGCGCAACACCAGCGGTGAGGTTGGCAGCAACACGGTCGATCTGGATGGGTCCGCCAGAGACGGGCACCAGGTCAGTCATGCTGTACTTGCGCGAGTAGCCGACGGGGGAGAGGGTGAACTTCTCGGTGCCGTAGGTGCTGTCGGAGATGCCGCCGGTCGTCTCGTCGGTGCGAGCGGCGAAGGCACCGGGGATGGCATCCTGGGTGACATCCATGGAGCCGGAGCCCTCGGAGCCGAACGGCACGAAGGTCATGAGCGCGGACAGATCCGTCGGATCGTAGAGCTGCTCAAGGACGAGGTCGGAGAGTACTGCTGCGACAAGGCCACCATTTGCGGTGAGTCCTGCCTGAGAAACTGAAGCCATGATTTATCTCGGGTGGTTCGGGTTCGTTGTCCGTGTCGCTGGACTTGCGAAGGGGCGGATATCGGACCGCCAGCCGAGATACAGCCACTATAGCAAGGTTAGGAGACTATTCCCCTGCTTTTCAGGCGGGCGAGGGTGTCCGGGTGGATGTCGCCCTGCTTGACGAGCTGCTCCATGTTCGCGGCCATCGCTCCGCGCCTGCCAAGCTGGCTCCGGCTGGCACTGTAGGCTTTCAGGTCCACCGCCGCGCCTGGCGCCTTGGGTGCCGTGGTCCCTGCGTTGGGATTGCTGGCGGGCTTGCGCTTCGGCTTGACGGGCTTCGCTGCGGTCTCCACGGCCTCGGCTGACTTCTCCACAGAGTTATCCGCAGCTGTGGAAAACCACCGACCGAAGAGTGGGTCTTCCCGGAGCTCACCAACGAAGTCAGAGAAGCCCGGAGCCTCACCGCCCTCGGCCACTTCGCTCAGTGCATCGGCATACTCGCGACGGATGGCACGGCGCCCTCGCTTGGATGTGATGCCAGCGCTCATCAGGTGCATGTCCTGACCATGCCGCGCCGTGGTGCTCTTGAGGTCGGCCTGCATCTTGGCAAGCTGCTCCTGTGCTGTCTTCAGCTCACCGGCCAGCCGGGACCGCTCAGCGGAGACGGCTCGCAGGGAGTCGCGGAGGGATGTGTCGGGTGGAGATGCGACCGGGGCCGGTGCCGGGGTCGGGATGGTTTCGTCGCTCATGTCTGGGGCTCCTGCTGTCGAAGGATGCGACGAGCCCAGGAACGGCCAGCGTTTCCGCCCCACAGTCCCCAGGCTTGCGCCGCTTTGCTGTTCCGGTCGCGTCGTGCTTTGGCGCTGCCGGGTGATGCGCCATGGCGAGCAAAGAAGCTCACCATGCGCTTGATGGTGTCGAGGCTGACTGCCTGACGTGCTGCAAGCTGACCTGCTCGACGGATGCCGACCGGTGTGCCTGCTCTCCTCGAGGGCGGCAGGCTTGCACGGATGTCGAGCGCGCGCCTGGCGGCACTGGCTACCGCTGCGGGTGGCTTGTAGCTCGGCATCTACTCCTCACCGTCGACGATGGCGGGCTGGTCATCCTCACCACCGAGCTCGGCAAGGATGGAGAGCAGCGCCTCGTCGAGAGCCGCCACATCGACCGCACCGCTGCGGAGCATCTCACGGGCCGCACCGACCTCGGCCACCGCTCCGGGGATGTCCTGCTCTGCCTCATCAACCTCAGCGAGCGCAGCGGCCAGCGCTCGCTCCTGCAACTGCTGGTCAACGAGGAAGGTGATGGCCTCCTCGTCGCTGTCGAGGCCGGGATTGAGGCGCCTCGCCATGGTCACACGGGACACCAAGCCGAGCGCGGTCTCTTTCTCGACGTTCTCGATCAGTACCTTGCGCTCCTGCTGGCTCAATCCGAGCTGGGCATACTGCACCGAATAGGCGCGCTCATCAGTCGGCAGGGAGGCGCCTCCGTAGGCATTGGCGAGGCGTGCTGCGGTTGCGAGAAGCTGCGCATCGCCGTCACGGTTGACCGGCTCTGCCTTCGCCTGTGCTCGTCGCTGTCCGTCTCGGCTGACGATGATGGCGATACCGGACTGCTGGCCGCCGGTCATCTGCAAGTCGCCAGGGTTCAGGCCAGCATAGACAGCAAGGCGCTCACCGTAGGCTCTGAGCGACTCGACGCCATCCATGGGAGCCATACCAGGAGGATAGGTGTCGATGCGGCCAGCGCTGTCTCGGGTGCTCTCGAACTTCAGGATGGTCTTGGGCGATGTGGTGATGGTGTCGATATTCCGCGACCCGGCCAGCGTGCGAGCGCTTCCGGCTGGGGGCTGAAGGTCAATCGAGATCCGCTGGGGGCTGGAGGCGTTGTTGAAGGCATCCCACCAGGCGGTCCAGCCGACACAGAGGCGGAGCGTACCGCGCACGAGCTCCACGCCGCTCATGAAGTCAAACAGCCGGTCCTGAAGCCGTGCATGGTAGAGCACATAGGGCAGGATCGGCTCACCCTGCTCGTCTCGGTACGGGTAGTCCGTTGACTCGGTATAGGTCGCGGTCATGTCGACCCGCTCGCCATCCAGCTCCTCTTCGATGCGGAAGATCGGCGCGGCAGGGTCTCGGATGTCCCACGTCTCATAGGTCTCGCGCTGCTCACCATCTCGCATCCGGAGGCGGTACTCGGTGAGGCACACCGGGCGGTCTGGTCGGCTGGCGTTCGCCTCGGCCTTGATGACGTAGCCCGGAGACACCACGCGATAGCTCACAGCATCGGTGCCCTCGTCGGTGCTCCAGTCGAGGCGCATGAAGCACTCACGGATACCGCGCTGGATGAGGTCGCGCTCCTGACACAGCGGCCAGAGCTTCGGTGGGATGATGGGCGTGAGGTCGTCGGCATCCTCGACACCCTCAACCTGAACCGATGGAGCGCTGTCGTAGCTGACTGCGAGCTGGTTCATCGTCGCAAGAAACAGGTTGTCCGATACGTCGGGGTTGATCTGGAGCTCTGCCGCAATCTCGGGAGCGTAGTCCTTGACGATCTCGCGCTCGACATCCGGCTCATGCCGACCTCTCAAGAGGCGGTCTCTGAGCAGCTGCTCTTGAACGCGGGGGGATCTCGCAAGGGTGCCGTAGTAGCTGCTCATCATCTCACCAGGGTCTGGGTTGTGCCGGAGCGGGTGACCGGGCTCAAATAGTGCTCCAGTATGTAGCCTGCGGCATCAAACGGGTGCTTCAGATTGTCGTTCGCACCCATCCAGTGACGCAGCGTGTGGATGAGTCGCTGGCAGTCCTGATGGACGTAGAGACGACCCTCAATGCAAGCGCTGGACAGGATGCGAGCGCGTGCCCTCACCGAGCCCGGACCCTTGTACGGTGGTCTCAGCTCGAAGGGCGGGCGACTCCTGCCGAGCTCCCGAGCGATGGCGCGGTTGATCATCTGGTTGACTGTCGAGGCGATGCCCCGGCGGCCAGCGCTGTTTGAGTCACCGCGGGCGACTGCAATCTGATCAAAGTCGACGCCCCATGGGATGAGCAGCTGCTTTCTCAGCGCGCGGACCTCCTCGGCCTCGGTCATCCTCGATCCAGGCGACCACTCACCGAGCACGTAGGCAGCGGAGCCCGTCCACCCGACCAGGTACCAGACCGTATTCCCAACCACTTCGCCCCAGTCCACACCGAGCGCGACCTCTTCGATCTGGAGGCTCTCGACCTCTTCATCGTCGATGATGTTCATCTCCGAGAAGCCGGGTATTCTGCGGGCGATTGTAAAGCCCTGCCACCGTGCTTCGATGCGCTGGCCTCGGTCAAGGGCATCGGTCTCTGCAATCTGCTCGTCGATGCTCTGCTGACTGCGATGCGGGCAGTGCTCCTTGTCCAGCTTGCCGACGAGCTCGAACCAGTCCGGCTCAAGGGCGGCATGCCCCTGCTGCGGGTTGCCGCTCACGATGTCGCGAAGCCATTCGACGGGCCTGCCGATGGGTGTCAGGGTCACCCAGCACGATGCACGCTTGGCATACCCGGAGCGCCTGAACTCGCCCCAGTGCGACCGCTTCGGGGGCTCGTCTACCCACTGCCAATCAACGGTGTCACTGGCGAGCGCGGTGAGAGGCTGCTCCGAGCCGAACGCCTGGATGAGCGAGCCGTTCGCCAGCCCGATGCCTCGCTTGCCTCGGAAGTAATAGCCCCTGGCCTCATCGAATGAGCACTCTGGATGCAGGATGCCATCGGGCTGCACCTCGCGAAGCTTCTGAGACAGCTTGCTCCAGCCGTTCTTGAGGTCAGCGCACAAGATGCTGCCGATGTTCGGCGCCGGTGTCACGTCGCGGAAGGGATGGTCACCGAGCGCATGCCACCACGCCTCAGCGGCTCCGCTGCGTGTCTTCCCGGTCTGATTCGGCCAGCGTAGGAACCGCTTGCGCTCCTGGCTGCGATGGAACTCCGACTGAGGCGGGCTCATCCCGCCCCATCCTGCTCTTGCGTGCGTGTAGGTCCACAGCGGGCTGCGTCTCCGGGTCGATGCGGCAGCGGAGAGCAGGCGCATCAGTCCTCGCCCTTCAGCGACTCGACGAGCAGCTCACGCACCCGCGGGTGACTGCCTGCAATGCGAGCGAGCACATCGGGGCCGAGCTGCTCCAGGTCTGCCGCCAGGTCCGCGAGTCCCTGCTCGGTCTGCCAGTGGTCCGGCCCTTCCTCGACAGCATCCTCAATCGGTGCAGGCTCGGCCTCAAGACCTACGCTGTAGCCGAAGCGGCGCTCCATCACCCAAGCAGCTGCGGTCCACTGTCCACCCCTTGCTGCCTTCTGGATGGTCGCCATGTTGAGGGCTGCGCACTTGCCCTCTCCTCTCTTTACTGCTTCGGAAAACTCAAAATAGATCCCAGCCCTTTCGCGTTGACCGCGCTCAATCCAATTGTAGATAGTCGAATGATGAACGCCGATGAACTTCGCAATCAGCGGGTGAGACAATCCAAGCGCAGCAGCCTTCTCGGCCTCGCGGCAGATGGCCTTGGTGCAGCGGGTTCGCCTCACTTGCCCTCCACAGCATGAGTCAGTCGGGCTCGGATGATGTCGCAGTACTTCGGCTCCAACTCCGTAGCGATGCAGGTCACTCCTTCACGCTCTGCTGCGATCAGAGTGGTCCCACTGCCTCCGAAGGTCTCCAGCACTGTAGCGCCTGGCGGAGTGACCAATCGAACCAGCCAGCGCATCAGGCGCACGGGTTTGACGGTCGGGTGGATGTTGGCTGCGAGCTTGCCGCGCCCATTGTCGCGCAGGGCTCCGACCCCGGAGCCCTGCTTCGGTGCATCCTCCATGCCTGCTTCCTTCTCACCGCGCGCAGGCTTCGGACAGGCGTAGATGTTGGCCGGCCATCTGCCCAACGCGGAGAGATAGTAGGGCTCCTTCCTGAAGTCGTTACCTTTCTCGGATAGACGGGCATCGAAGGATGCGAACGCCCGATCTCCGCCGACACCGCCCGGGTATCCCTTGTGCTCGCCATTCGGACCGGGCCACGCGGTATCCCCTTCTGCGTGTCGGCACCCGTCGATGTTCACAGCGCCCACACCCCACTTGAGCACGTTCTCGGCCACCGTACCCTCCAGCGGCTTGCGTGCAAGTACAGCGGGCTCCTGGGCAGGCTTGAGGGCTGTTCCCCAGCCGCTCCACTGCTTCGCTTCGGGTGAGGCTGGGGCGGTGATGGAGAGGCGCGCCTGGCCCCAGGCTTCACCATCGCGACCTTCGCCCGCATAAGGCTTGGTGTGGCTGTGTGTCTTCGTCTTCTCGCCGACCACGAGCCGATCCTCGGCTCGTCCCAGCTTCGCATCAATGCCCTTGCTGACATCGTGACTCTTTGGGAAGCCCTGCCACTGGAGCCATGAGATCTGATCGCGAATCTCAAACCCAGCATCCTCCAGGTTGACCGTCATCCGGTGGATCGTTCTCGTCGCAGCGAAGGCGATGATGTGACCACCGGGCTTCAGCACCCGGAGACACTCGGCAGCGTAGACATCACCCGGCACTGCGCTGTCCCAGCCCTTGCCCATGAAGCCGATCCCATACGGAGGGTCGGTGACGATGGCATCGACGCTGTTGTCGTCGAGGGTCTTGAGGAAGGCAACGCAGTCGGTGCAGTGAAGCGTGTGTCTGCCGATGGTGATTACGTCACCGGGCTGGGTGATGGCAGGGGTCTCATCAGGGATGGTGTCGTCGCTGGATGTGTCGGGCTCCGATGCTGGGGCGGAGTCATCGTCTGGAGATTCAAGCAGCGCGGCCAGCTCCTCATCGGACCAGCCAAGCCCATCCAGGTCAACGCTCTCGGCCTCCAGCTCGGCCAGCACTTCAGCGAGCATGCCATCATCCCACTCGGCCACCTCTCCGAGCTTGTTGTCAGCCAGGGCAAGCGCACGAGCCTGAGCAGGGTCGAGGTCGAGGAAGCGCACCGGCACCTTGTCGAGACCCATCTTGAGCGCCGCCTGGTGCCGAGTGTGCCCTGCGATGATCACCCGATCTTGCTGGCGGGCGATGATGGGTGAGCTGAACCCGAAGCGCTCGATAGACCTCCTCACCTGCTCAATGGCTGCGGTGTTGTGCCTGGGATTCTTGTCCCACGGTGTCAGGGAGCTGATGTCCTCCCATGTCGCGGCTGCTTTCATGGTCTGCACCTCTCCTGACTTCCTCCAGCGACTCATCCAGACCCGCATGGTCGGCCATGCGACTCCGTGCCGAGCTGCAACGGCTTTAGGGTCTTCGCCGCGTTGAACGGCTGCGAGGGCTGCGGGCTTGTCTGCTGTAGCTGTTGGCATGTTGCAACAGTGTAACAGTGGGGGCAGACCTATCCCAGAGTCATCCAGCCGATGACGTAGCCGACGAGCACTGCGACGAGCATCTCGACCCGGCTGTATCGAGGCCCGTTGAGCCAGCGTGCAAGCCGTCGCAGTGGTTTTATTTGCATCAATAATCCTCTCAGGGTTGACCCTCAGAGGATTATCACATAGAGTGATTGTGCGGGAAGGGAACACACCCGCTCAGGA